AGAAGAATAAAGTCAGCGATGACAGCCTCCCTCAGTAAGGCTCTTTTTAACTTATTGAAACACCAGTCGTCTGCAGAACAACATTTCAGAATGTGGTAAGAGGGTAGGGTTCGATTCCTGTAAAAAGTTCCCCTTAGAGTGGCTCCTCGTTACAGGAGTGTTTGGAGCAGACATAGAATGCTGTACTTCTACTTAGTGGGAAGTCTTTCTATTTGTAACGGAGACTGTTGTTTTTATAGTACAGAACAAGTGGAATGTTGAAAGCCGTAAAGAAGCTTGTTGAATGTGTCCCATCCTCTAGGCCCGTATGACAGCGGAAGAGGCACCTGTACTTTATTTTTAAAACTATTGCTTGTTTAGCAAGCATAAGTGGTGGTTTTCTTCAGGAAGGATTGGAGAAAACCCCACTTTTACTATTTTTACTTAAAACAGAATGCTTCTGCTGTAACCTAGAAGCTTAATTTAAAAACAAAAAAATCATGAAATCAGTAATTTTTCTTTTAGCCGTTTTAATGGCTACCACATTTGCTTGTACAAAATCCACTACAGGGCTTGTACAACAGTCTTCTATTCCTGCCGGAGAAACTTTCATTGAGTTTTGTACTACAGAAGAGGTTGCTGTAACAGCAATTTATTCTCCTGGAGGAGTACAAGAACCTCTTAAAGTTACTCAACATCCTTTCAAAGTATGGCCTTCTGCTACTCTCCACGTACCCACTGGAACAACATCTATTGTACTTCAATTCAGTTGTCCTAAGAATATTCGGGTTTACTCTCCAATTCCACAAAGAATATTTTTTTAATAGTACTTTATGGAATTGGATACACTTTATAAAAGATCAAAAACCGGAAAAATTCAGTATTGGAAAGTTGCAGTTTTAGCACTTACCTATCCTACTATTTTTAAAGAATCCGGACAATTAGGTACTACTTCACCTATACAACACAAAGAGGAAATTCGGGAAGGTAAAAACATTGGAAAATCTAATGAAACTACACCTGTGGAGCAAGCTATCAGTCAAGCACAGTCTGACTGGAACAAAAAACGTGATGAAGGTTACAAGAGTCTCAAGGACTTAAACCTTGCCATAGTTGGTCCTACAAAAAATGCTGATGACTTTTCGAAAGAAATGTGGAATAAAATTCTACAAGAGCGTCTTGAAGAGTTTTTACCTCAAGAAAACACTGATGCGTCAGGAAACGCCAAACCAATGTTAGCCACAGACTGGAAAAAAATCAAAGAAATCAAATACCCAGTAATGGTACAACCTAAACTTGATGGTGTAAGATGCTTGATGATTGTAAACGGAGAAGAAAGTATTACCTTTTTATCTCGTAGTGGTAAAGAGTATACAACTTTAGAGCACATAAAAGTATGTGTTTACGACGCTGTACTAGATGAAGATGTGCCCTATCAGTTTATTCTTGACGGTGAAATCTATTCAGATGAGCTTACATTTCAAGAAATCATTGCTGCTGTAAAAAAGCAAAGACCTGAAAGCTTAAAACTTAAGTTCAGAGTCTATGACACTATTACGGACGATCTTCAACATGTTAGGTGGAAAAAAGTAGTAGAGTTTGTGGATTCAATCGCATCCTCTGAAATCTGGCCTGTAGCCACTTGGATAGCAAATAATGAAGATGAAGTTAAAGCTCATCATGATACCTGGGTTCAACAAGGATATGAAGGAGCTATGATTCGTCTTTTACATGGTAAATATGCTGCCGGTGCCAGAAGCAGAGAATTGTTGAAAGTTAAAGAGTTCGATGAAACTGAGTACAAGTTTATGTTCTGGGAATACGGACAAAGAGAAGAAGATTTAATTGCTGTTTGTAGCTCTGCATCTGGAGAATTTAGAGCCAAGATGATAGGTACAAAAACAGAAAAACTTGAACTCGCCAAACATCCTAGTCATACAGGAATGATCACAATCAAACACTTTGGACTTACTGAAGATGGCTTTCCTAGATTTCCAATTGGAAAAGCTTTTAGGGATGAGCTGTAGTCCTACAAACGTGTACCTTATTGAAATTCTAAAACCTATAGCTTATTTGCCGTTAAACAAGTACATACAAGAAGCTTCATTTAATCCACAGACTAACTTGTTCTATATAGACAAAGGTAGTCGAGGTAGAGGCAGTGTACACCTACGGAATGTAAAAGTCTTAGCACAAAAAATTTTATTAACTAAAAAAAATCTAATGAGTTCTTCAACCATTTTTGAAAGTCTTTTAAAAACACCTAATGCTCACATTACAGTGTCTTTAAACAATCAACCTCCAATTGTTATTGGAGTAACAGCGGAAGTCTTAGTTGCAGATGGAGTTGTAAAAGTAACTAATTACAACGTCGATCTGAAATTTGAGAATGAATCAAAGAATACTCCTGGTACATTAGTACAAGGATTTCTGTTATCAGATGTAATCAGAGTTACATGTGCAACAGCTTCTAAGATTCTTCCTGTTTCGTAGTTATCCTTCGACTACATCTGTAGTTTCTTTTGTAAGTCCTGTAATAAGGCCAAAAGATATAGCTACAGTTTTTACAAATCCTCCCGAGAAGTTTTTTTGGGAGGATTTTTTATCTTTAAACTAAAACCCCATGAGAATTAAAACAGCTTCAACATTTACTTTTACAGTTCTTAGAAACATCGTATCTATTATAGATTTAGATGAAGGAATGTCTGTTACTAACGACATTGAGAATGTAGTCAGTGCTATTTGTAAAACTAAAGGAATCAATGCAGACGAGTATAAATGGATCTATAAAGACAGTGATGGTCTTTGGGATGGGTACAATCCTATTACCGGAACTTTCATTTACTTAGGAACTCACTTAGAATCTGATGCTAAAGAAATGATTCTTTATAAACATTAATTTATATGACACTAATTGTCACAACCCTATGAGTAACAAAAGACTGGCAATAGCCATACAAACTAAAATCTGCTTGATCTGTGGCAGACAGCACAAAGACGATTCTGCAATCCTCATGGACACCAGAATCACAACTGAAGAGACAGCTCGAAAACGAGAAGCTGAGATGTCTCAACCCTCTGACTACGGAGATTGCAATGAGTGTAAAGCCAACAAAGAAAAAGGCATTGTACTGATTGGATTCGATGAAACTAAATCAGACTTCACTGTAAAACCTCAAGGAGCTGGATTTTATCGAACAGGACAATATCTTGTTGTTACGGAAGAAAATTACAAACGATTTCCTTTCCCTCAAGAACATATTGATGCAGGATTGAAACATCGCTGTATGTTCATTCCGGAGCAACTTGCTTTACAGATAATCGAAAACTCAAAATGACAACTTACTACGGGGAAGAAATTAAAATAGGAGACTGGATAGTTTGGACTCCTTATAAAGCTTGTTTAGATTATGGCCAAGTTGTAGGATTTACTTCTAAAGGGTATTTAAGAGTTAGAAAGTACAGCATTCTTCAAAATATGTTTTTAGATGAATTCTTTAAACTTTTTAATAAGAATGATGTAACGCCTCCACATATTGTTAAAACTAAAGCTGTAGTCAGAGCTAAGTTGACTTGTATAACATGAAAAACATACACATATTACCAACAAATAAACTGATTCAAAACATCTACATCACTTCTGATGAAAAACCTAAACATTTAGACTATTACATTACTAAAATTAAAGATAGTAATGGAGAAAGATATAGTGTAGGGCAAAGATTAGATACAAATGATTCTGATTATTCAAATTGTAAGAAAATCATTTTAACAACAGACCAAGACTTAATCAAAGATGGTGTACAAGCTATTGATGATGAGTTCTTAGAATGGTTTGTTAAGAATCCAAGTTGTGAGGAAGTTGAAACTATACATGGTTTATTTAATCCTATGGGAAGACAAGTTGACCCAATGAATTTAGGTCAAAATCATTCACAATGTGTTTGGAAATACAAAATCACCATTCCACAAGAAGAACCTAAAAAAGAAACAGTTGAAGAAGCTGCTGAAAAGTATGTTAAATCTGATTTAAAAAAAACACCTCTGTATTGGTTATTTCATGATACTTTTAAAGATGGTGCTAAATGGCAACAAGAACAAGACAAGAATAAGTATAGCGAAGAAGAAGCGTTAGAATTACTTAGAAAAGCTCACTTTGTAGAGCAGAATATTGAAGAATGGTTTGAACAATTCAAAAAGAAATAACGATGAATAAAAATTTTGAAAATGCAATGGAAGCAATTGGTCAAGCAGTATTTGAAATGTTTGATAAAAACACTCCACAACCAGTTTCTAATTTACTATCAATTGTAAACGAAGGATACGTATTAGTACAATGGCCTGAATCACAAGAGTATATGGAAGAAGAATGGTTTGATGAAGAAGCAATATTTTGTGGAGGAAGTGAAGATAAAACAGGTGGTAGTGCTTACTTTATACCTATAAAATATGTAGTATGACAATAGTAATTTTTCAACATGAAGTAAATTTAAACAATGTTTATTGTTGGAACGGTGTTTGGCCCATAGCTGTTACCTCCGGTACAGAACCTTGGAATGGCATTAAGTTGGTACCTCAAGCTAATGGAAGTCTTGGACCAGAGTCTCTTACTCAAAAAGAACAAGAATTGTTTGAATCTTTAGCATTAAGTTCAAAACGAACTTTTACTTTAAAAGGAAGAGGAAAATTCAACATTATTAAAAGAATAGGATTTAAACAATGATCATAGCAATTAACGGAAGAATAGGGTCTGGAAAAGACGCTGTAGGCAGTATTATCAAGTACTTAACCTACGATGGTTGGAAAATTAAGAAGTTTGCCGGCAAGTTAAAACAAATAGCTTCTTTACTTACCGGAATACCTGAAGAAAAGTTTGAAGACCAGGAATTTAAACAGTCTAATATGCCTGAAGAGTGGAATTATTGTAAGCAGATGTTTGAATGTGATGAGAATAATCAAGATGGATTTTCTATGATGCCAATGACTTACAGAGAATTCCTACAGAAACTAGGTACAGATGCAATTCGAAATGGTTTACATTCTGAAACATGGGTAAATGCTTTGTTTGCAGACTACTATAAAAGTAGAATCAAGTATTATGTAGAAGATGTTTCCGAATATAAAATGGAACTTCCTAACTGGATTATTACAGATTTAAGATTTTCTAATGAGTTTGAAGCTGTAAAGAAACATGGAGGTATTTGTATTCGAGTAGAAAGACGAGACTTTAATGAAGTGCCAAATTGGAATCATCCTTCAGAAACTGCCTTAGATAGTTATAACTTTGATTATGTACTTGATAACTTTGGCACAATTGAAGATCTTGTAGTAGAGGTTGAGAAAATGCTCAAACACTTTAAACTTATACTATGAATTTAGAAGCATTAGAAATAGTAAAACAACAAACAACATGCAAAGTATTGTAATAAAAAACGGCACTTTGAAACTTTTATTAGTTTCAGAAGATGCCATAGAAGATGAGATTCTTAAAAAGTTAGATGGGGCTACTATTAACATTGCTACCGATGTAAAGTTAATAGATAAAAATATTTCAGCTTGCTTGATTATAGAAGCCAGTAATCCTAAAAAAGTTTCTACCAATACAGAAGATTTTAGGGTTTCAGATTTTAAACATGAAGCTAGGGAAGGATTATAATTTGTACATGAGTGATAACGGCCCTGTGATTTTTTCCAGCAGTCCTTATTCTCTCAAAGTTAAACTTCAATTACCGGATGTATCTATGACTCTACCTTTTGGAACTACAAGGGGGGAAGCCATTGCATTTATGGATAGTTTTAAAGCTGAAGTTTCTACTATAATTTCAAATCAACCTTTTGTACATTGTACCACTCCTTTACAAGATTCAGATGGAAATGTTATAGACGAATTTGGAATGTTTGTTTATGCATATTCTTTCTACGATGTTTGTAGTACTTTAAAAGATTTAAGATATGAACCTGATATACCTTGAAAATAATCCCATTCAATGGAAACTAATTGAAACTTGGCTAAGTTCCCAGAAAGAAATTCAATTTGATATTGAAACTACTGTAACATCTTATTGGTGTACAAAAAAGCTGGTTACTTTACAGTTCGGAGATTTGAGTGGAGAAAATAAAGCTTTATTGTATTATCCTGCTTTAAAAGAAGAACAGATAAACTTTTTAAAAGAGTATTTAGGTTCTTGGGAAGTTTTAAAACTCATTCATGCAGCTGCTTTTGAATATGTTGTTTGCAGATTTCACAATCTTGAAGTGAACAATGTTTATTGTACAATGGTAGCGGAACAGGTTTTAACCGGTGGTGTAGAAACAGATGGGTTTGCTTTAGGAGATTTAACATGGAAATACTGTGATATCACTTTGGATAAAACTCTTCAAACTTCTTTTAATTTAGAAAATCTTTTAACTCCGGAACAAATTGAGTACGCTTTTAACGATGTTACCTGGTTAGGGAAAATAAAGGATTTTCAAGATACTGAAAGTATTAAAACTGGTAGTACTCAAGTTATGTGGCTTGAAATGAGAGCTTTATTAGCTTTTTCAGAGTGCACTTATCATGGAATCTCTTTGAATAAAGAAGAATGGTTGGATAATTTAAAGTACGTAGAACCTATTATAAAACACTCTGAGCAGCAATTGGTAGAACATATTGAGGCAGATACAGTTTTACTTTCTAGGGCTATTCAGCTAGGATTTTACAGTGTCGAAGATAGAGTTACATTGAATTTGAATTCTGGAAAACAAAAGTTACAGATGCTTCAGTTACTTCTTTCCACTTGTGAAGGGAGTTCTAAAGTATACTTGAAACATTTTATTCAAAATAACTTTCAAACTTTAAATACTACGGAGCTTACTATTCTAATGGATGTAAGTTCTGGAGATTATGAATCTTTTACCAAGTATCTTGTACAAAATCACAGAGATTCTTTAATAGTAAATAACTTTCTAATTCCAGCAAGAACTTTATCCATTAATTGGAGTTCTCCAACACAAACTTTAGAACTATTTAAAGCAATTGAACCTAAACTTAAATCTACTAAGAGAGAATTGATTGAAGAATTGGCTCATCCTATTTTCGATGCTTATTTAGATTTTAAAGATTCTACTAAACTTGAAAGTACCTACGGAGAAGCTTTTATAGCTAAACACGTAGAACCAGATGGAAAAGTTAGAACTACTTATAACTCAATTGTATCTACAGGAAGAGCTTCTTCTAAAAGTCCTAACATGCAGCAAATTCCCGCCAAACCAGGGTCACCTGAAGTAGAGGCACAATGGGAACAAGATCATCCTACTAAACCTAAAGGAAGTTTTTATTTAAGGTATCGGAATGCTTTTAAACCTTCTTCAGGATTTGAAATTGTAGATAGTGATTATACTGGACAAGAATTAGCTTTAATTGCTTTTGCTTCTGGAGAACCTACTTGGGTTAATGCCATTGAATCTGGACATGATTTACACAGTGTAACTGCTGCTTTAGTGTACAAACAAAAATGGACTAAAGCTGCTGACCCAGATTGCAAGTACATAACACACAAACAAAAGTGTAAGTGTTTTGGGCATAAGCAAATGAGGAATTCCATTAAGTCTATCAACTTTGGTTTGGCTTATGGAATGAGTAAGTTTAAATTATCTCGAAACAATAAATGTAGTGTAAAAGAAGCAGAAGCTTTGATTTACGAGTACTTTAATACTTTCCCAGGATTAAAAGCAGTTTTAAACTCCTTTGGTCGTTTTGGAGTTACTCATGGGTATACTCAAACTCTTGGACCGTTTTTACGTAAAAGATGGTTTTGGGAATGGAAGAATTTTACTCAAAGTGACATAGACTTACATGCATCTGGGATTGAATACAATGGGAGACTTGGAAGAATTGAAAGACAATCTAAGAACCATCCTATTCAAGGTTCCGGTGCAGATATCATGAAACTAGCCATGTGGGTAGTTTATAAATGGATTAGGGATAATAATCTTCAAGATTTTATTCGAATTCTTTTAAATGTACATGATCAGCTTACCACAGAAAAAGATTGTACACTAGAATTAGATTGGAATGCTCAGCTTGATGCTTTGATGTGCAAAGCTGCTGCTATAGTTATTCCAACCGGTATTCTTAAAGCAGAAACTAATACTTCTGCAATGTGGACAAAATAGAAACAACGTATCCTAAGTTCTTAAACAATTTAAAACCTTCAAACAATAATAATCATGACTTTACAGCAACAACAAAAAGCTCAAATAAGCAATACTATTTTAGTATCCAATATCTTACTTAAACTTCTATCAGAAGTCTCTGATTCTTCAGCTGTACAATTAAAAGAACATCTTTTAGAGTACCAACGAAGTATCATTACAACTTTACCTCCTCCTACTCAACAATGGGTTAATAAACAATTAAACCATTTCACTTCTTCTGAGCTATTTAAAAATCTAATGCTTCTTGCTGTAAAGCTTAACGATAAAGGTCAACAAGAAATTTCCAGAGTTGCATTTAATGTTTTGCAGGAAATAGTAAATTATAAAACAATCTCTAAAAAGTTACGTGTAGGAAAATACACTGCCTTGTTAGAGCTTGCTTTAGAAGAACTTAAAGCCGATTACAGAGATTTACCTGGAAAATTTTCCTATGTTGAAGAAACTCACACTATTACTATTATTCTTTCACCCTTAAATTTACCGAATGACTCCAGCAATAATACAACCTTCGCAAGCGTTGAGTCTGTTGACAGAACATCAGCTTGAAGCTGCTTATCCAATATTGAACTATTTAACTGCTCCCTCTGATTTACATTACATTCGTTTTAAAGGATTCGCTGGTACTGGAAAAACTTTTACTTTGGCTTCTATTATACGAGCTTATAAAGAACAATTTCCTACTGCTGTGGTAGCTATGACTGCTCCAACTCATAAAGCTGTCAAACAGTTGAAGAAAAATGCTTCAGGAAGTAAAAATGCTTTATTTGGAACTATTCACTCTCTGTTGGGGTTGAAAGAAAGAATAGATAGTAAAACTGGTAACAGAACTTTTGAAAATGACAATTATTTATCTAAACAAAGTAAAATAGATGAAGCATCTGTTTTAATTGTGGATGAAGCTTCTATGCTACCTAAAGACCTTTTTCAAAAGATTATGAACTATCAAGCTTCTAAAAAAGATATAAACCTACTAAAAATTATTTTTACCGGAGACCCTAAACAACTTCCTCCTGTTAATGAAACTTTTAGTAGCGCTTTTATTTCTCATCCGTTGTACAATTCAGAAGAATACATTCTATCTCAACCTATGCGTCAAACTGCAAATAGCAATATTCTTAGTTTTGCTACTGCAATTAGAGATACTCAAGGAGATGTTTCTTATAAACATTTTCTTGGAGATGATTTACTTCAAATGGATACAGAGCATTTTCAATCTGAAATACTTCCTATGTTTGGAGAACCTTTTGATTTAGATTCAGATCACATCAAAGTTTTAGCTTACACCAATGAAGCTGTTAGACAAATGAATCAACTTATTCGTCAATACCGGCTTCAAGAAGCTTGCCCTCCTAAAATTGTTGCTGGCGATTTCTTTGTTGCTGATGATCCTATTTTTGATATGAAACATCCTTTAAAACCAATTATTATTAGTAATTCGGAAGAACTTTTAATTGAAGAATGTACAAAAATAGAAGTTCCAATAAGATGGAATGTTTCTAAATCCTTGCAAGAAATTAGAACAGAACTTAGAGTTAAAGCAGTTGGAGAAGATGAAATAGCTAAAGAACTTTGGGTAGATAATGCAATTAAAAAAGGTTTTGCAGTTACTTCTTCTGTTATGAGTTATACTTTCTTTATGTACAAATGTAATGTTATAGTATACAGATTGAATGATAATATGGAAGAAGTTCCTTATCGTTATACTGTCTATGTGATTCATGAAGATTCTGAAGCTTATTTTAAACAGGTAATTGCAGCATTAGAACAAATTGCTCACAAAGCTTACGACAGAACAGCTGCCTGGAGAGAGTTTTACAACTTTCAAAAACTATCTGCTTCTATTAGTCCTAATTATGCTTTAACTATTCATAAAAGTCAAGGATCTACTTATAAAAACTGTGTCCTTTTAATGGATACTGTAGACTCTTTAAAAAGAGTTGTAAATGGAGTGGATACCAAACTTTTTGAACGCACTTGTTTAAGATATGTAGGAGTTTCAAGAGCAAAAGAAAAACTATTTATACTATGATAATCACAGATTTTGATTTAATTAATACATTTTCTTTCTCGAAAGATTTAGAAAATGCCATTGCTACAGGGCCAGAAGCTATTAAAAGTTTTCTGGCTCGTAGCATTGCTACAGCTTATTATGCTGGTTTGTACAAGTTTAATGGTATAACTCATGAACTTGAAGATACTGCAGGAATTGGTGTTTGGTCTGATGGAGCTATTGAGAGTTTACCAGAAGAACAATTTCTTATTACATCATACTTAAAATCCTTGAACTTATGTTAACAGCAGAACAAGCTCTTGAAAACAAAATTAGAGTACAACACGAAGCTTTAAATGCTGTTTTAGATAACATGGGAGTTGGTTGTTTTGAAGGTGCTACAGGTACCGGTAAAACTAAAGTTGCTTTAGATTTTATAGAAACTGTGAAAAGAAGCATTTTAAGTACAGAGCAAAGGGAAGTTGTTGGCTTGTTAGTTGTTCCTACTGAACAGCTCCGAGATTCTGATTGGCCTGAAGAAGCTGCTAAGTGGGGTGTAAGTTTAGAAGGAGTAAAATGTATCTGTTATAATAGCCTGGTTAAAGAGCAATTGTACAAATACGACTTTATTATTTATGATGAATGTCATAGAATAACTATTCCAAATTTACGTTTACTGGAAGGAGTTTTAACTGCTGTCAAAAGACCTTATATTTTAGGACTTACTGCTACTAAGCCTGAAGTTGAATATCCGGATGATACTGAGAGAGTATTTTTACTTAATACACTTTTACCAACAGTATACCGAATAACAATAGATGAAGCGGTAGATTTAGGGTTAGTAGCAGATTTTGAAATCTCAGTTTTATACCATGCTTTAGATTCTTTAAATAAGAATATCAAGGCTGGAACAGTTAAAGATCCTTTTTATCAAACAGAAGCAGCTGCTTATAGTTTTAAAACTAAATCTATTCAAAAAGCCACTATGCTTGCACAAAAAGATCCTAAGATGGAAAAGTTGAAAATGATTCATATTTCAAAAAGAGCACAATTTCTTTACAATCTTCCTTCTAAGTTTCGACTAGCCAAAGAATGTTTTGATAAATTACAGGGACAAGGTAGACTTCTTGTTTTTTGTGGCTCTATTAACTTTGCAAACAATTTATCTTCTAATGTGTATCATTCTGAATCCTCTTCAGAATTTTTGGATAAATTTCAAGCCAAAGAAATAGATCATTTAGTTACTGTAAAAGCTTTGAATGAAGGTAAAAATTTAACTGCTCCAGATATTGGTCTTATTACTCAAATAAGTTCTATTCCTAGAGATATTGTTCAACGTATTGGAAGACTAATCAGAATTAGGTACAATCAAATGGATTTTAAAGCTAGAATCGTTATCATTGTAACAAAAGATACAGCAGATGAAAAATGGTTTAATCAAGCTATAAAACATTTTGATACTAAAAGAATTAAACTGTTTACTGTAAATACTCCACCTTTAAAATAATCTTATGACACTAAAAGAAGCAATGGACTTTCTTGTTTTAAACGAGTATGTAGTATTTCACAAAAAGAAACCTGTATTTACTCAAAAGTACCACGATGAAGCTGTTACAGGTTTGCAGGTAGCTATTAAATCTGCTACTGCTTTACCTAGTACTATTACTCTTGCTCCAGATGCCTACAAAATTCTTTTGCTGGAATGTAAAATTCCTGAAAGAGGGTATGATGCTTCTGGGAGACCTTATGCTTTAAACAAGTACTCCAAAGATGCTGAGGCTGCGTTTATTAAAGCTGTAGAATCTGGATATGACCCTAGAATTATTGCACTTTCTTTAAAGATGTACTATAGTTCTTCGGTAGCTTACAAAAAGACTGTGACTAATTATATGGTCTCCGGGGAGTGGCAGTCAGACTATGATACTATTGTTAGAAAAAGTAAAGATGGTACTTTAACAGAACACTTAAAAAAAGAATTATCCGATGAAAATCCAGCACAATTTACCAGAGGTTAATATAGATACCTCAGCTCCTGTAGACAGTAAGTTTGAGAAAGTTTTACAGGATGGTTTAACTGGCCTGAATCAAGGATTTGATGTAGGAGGTTCTATAAGTAGAATGATTGATGGAATTCAAAAGTCTTCTTACTATTTGATAGGTGCACATCCAAACATTGGAAAAACTCAGTTTGCAGATTTCTTTTTTGTACTAAAAGCTTGGTTAAAAGCTAAGTCAGTGGGTAAGCCTTTAAAGATTTTTTACTGGTCTTTGGAGATTTCATCCTCTATGAAAAAAGCTAAGTGGGCTTCTTTTTATCTTCAGATGAAGTATGGACTTCATTGGAAAGCAAAGTTTATCTTGGGAAGAATTCCGGATAAACTTCCTACTAAAGAAGAATTTGAAAAAATTCAGGAAGCTTTACAATTTGTAAGTTATTTGCTTCAAGATGTTATTATCATTGATCAGTCTATGCCTGGTCATAGGTTGTACAAGTTTATAGCTGATAATTACTATGCTAAATTAGGGACTATCAAAAGAGATAATCAAACTGAACAGCAAAAGAAGTTTAATATCCCTGGGCATGTTATCAGTTTTATACCTAATCAGGATATTCCTTTAACACTTTTAGTAGCAGATCATATAGGATTAATTCCTGGCTCAACAACTAAGAATGCATTAGATGCAATGTCTAAAGATTCTGTAGATGCTAGAAATATGTTTGGAATTAGTCCTGTACTTATACAACAGTTTAATCAAGATTTGATGTCTTCTAGAAGAGAATCTTTAACTAGGGGAGTCAAAGATGATCCAAGAAGAATTCCTCAACTACTTGCTCCACAGCAATTAGACTTTGGAGATAGTACCTATACATTCAGAGATGCGGATTTAGTACTTGCTCTAGTACAACCAAGTAAATTTCAGTTACAAACCTTTGATGATGTTCCTATTGGCCCTGTAGAATTGGGAGGTATTGGACCTCATTTTAGAGCTGTATATCTTCTAAAAAATCGAGATGGTTTTACAGATAGATATCAGCACCAGTTTATGGATGGTTTAACTGGAATGTTTTATGATCTCCCGGAAACTTTGGACCCGGATTATAGTCCATGGATTCACTTCGCTAAAACTTTAAAATCTTATGGCTAATGTAGTTTTAATAACAGGCAATACCGGTACAGGTAAATCAAGATCTCTGCGGGACCTTAACCCCAAAGAGACATACTTGATAAATTGTGCCAACAAACCTCTCCCTTTTGTTGGTTCCGGTAATTTGTATCAAGCGGGAGTTAATATGGTAGTTTCGAATGAATCTGGATTTATTGTTAGTGCAATGAGACAGGTTTCAGAGAAAGCTACTCATATTAAAAATCTTATTATTGATGATTCTGGTTTTATTATGACCGAATTATTCTTTAAAAAGTCTTCCGATAAAGGCTATGAAAAGTTCACAGAAATTGCCAAAGCATTTCAAAGTATTCTTTCTACAGCTAAATCCCTTAGGGATGATCTCAACATTGCAATCATAATGCATGAGGATGATTTAGTTTCTAACGGAATTATTGTCGGAAAAAAAGCCAAAACTGTAGGTAAATTAGTAGATGACCAATATAATCCACTATCAGTGGTTACTGTTGCTTTGTTTACAGACGTTTCTTACGACAAAGAAGGCAATCCTGTTTATAGTTTTATTACAAACAGATGTCTTAGACAAGGAGTTGAAATTCCAGCAAAATCTCCAGAAGGGATGTTTGCTGAGCGTCTTATTCCTAACGATTTAAACTTAGTATTCAAAACTGCTCGTGAGTACTATAGTAATTAGAGCATTTAAACAATAAAAATATGTTTGCATTAGATTTTTTGGATAATTTATCCATTCAAGAGATTAGCTCAACTTCTCCTCGTTTAGCTAAAAAGGATTCAAATCCTCCTGCTACATTTATGGGCATTCGTGTACATAAGGATGGCAGTATCTTTCCATCAGAAGCTTTGGTACAAAAGTTTAATCTGGAGTACCCGAAAGCTACTATTATAAATAAACAACTTTTTGACGTTGAAAGTGGTGCCCCTTTAAAAGATGCTGAAGGAAATCCTGTCACTAAAAGAACTGTTGAAACTCCGGAGGGTCATTTTGGATTTGATGTGTTTTCTTTACACAATTGGAGCCAGGTTGAAAACAGACTGCAAATGTCTAATGTACTTTTGGTTGCAGTAACTCCTAAAAAAGCGGATAAAGTTGATTTGTTTTCCAATACCAAGTACAATGACGATGGTACACCTAAGTCAAGTGTTTTGGATCAAGGTGCCGGTACTTTTGGGAAAGACAGCTTGTTGCCTATGTTGAAGGAGGTTTATGGTTGCAATGTGGAAGATATGGATTATTTGGACCTGGAAATCAACGTAGCAAAAAACATTCGTAATGTGGCTCCTAATGGAATTTTCAATCTACCTAAATTGATTACCAGGGGAGAAAAGAAAGGAAAAGCGGATTTTGTACGCAGAGAAAATGTGGATATTTTTCCTCTTACAGTTGTAACAGATTCTGTTGCAGCAGTTCTGGAAGAGTCAAATGCAGAAATTGCAGTTCCTGCAGCACCTTCAATGGCTGGAATACCTTCCGCTTAAACAAAGTTTGATTTCTTAACTTCTTTGAAAGAAGTTATTTTTACATCCTTATAAATTTTACCATGATAGGAATAGGCATTAATGAAAATGTGATTTTAGCCGGAGTCACAATAACTGAAAAAGACGGCAAAATGTCCACAGATTTTAAACTTTCTTCTGATGTAGTAGACTCATCCGAAGGAGTTGAATATGATTTGGAGGATAAGTATGATGAGCAAGGAAATGTAATTACTTCCGGAGGTAAAGGTACTGTCGTTAAAGTATGGCCTGTATCTATTCCAAAAGAAGAATCTAACGGTAAATCTTATTCTATTGCAGAAAGAGTTAATACCGTTTTAGAAGCCTTAAAAGAACAACAAAATTTCTTTACTGCTTGGGCACGTTGTTATTTAACAACAGACAAAGTAGTTGGAGCTTTTCAACGTTTCCAGGGGCTAACACTTACTAAGGATAACATCTCCTCTGTATTGGATGAACAAGTTACTGCTGCGGTACTTAAAAATCTTACAAATCAGTTTGTAACCCTGGTAGGACCTTATTTAAACAAACCGGAGTTTAAAGTACGACTTTTACTCAAAAGACAATCAGAAGCTAAAGCTTTTCCGTCTTTTAGAGACAAGTTTATTACTGCATTTCCTTTTGTAGAACCTATGGCAGGAATTCCTAAAGCAGTTTCAAAAATAGCTTTTACAAAATATGAGCTTGATAAAAAGTTGGATAGTTCTGCACCTGCAGCTACAACAAGTAGCAGTGAGCCAACAGCGGATGTTCCAGCTGAATCTTTGTTTAAAATTCCAGAGCAAGCTGTGGACTTGAACCAGGCTTTAGGATAAGTATGCTTTCATTTTCTGATATTTCAGAGTTAACAATTTTAGAGCGAGTCGACGAGTACTCGCTCTATTGTTTTTATCTAGGCTATGAGCCTGTTATAGGAGCCAAAACTAATTCCACTCTTCGTACAGTAGATGATAAAGCTTCTTTTGGAGTTTTTGAAAGAAAGAAAGGAAATCCTGAAGATCCTCATGAGTTTTTATGGAAGGATGCCGGATTACCAGCTCCCAACTTTGGGGATATTTTTGATTTAGTAAGAATTTTGTATTCTTTAACTCGCTGGGAAGCTTTGATTAAAGTAGCAGAAGATTTTGGTTTAATAGAAGGGAGTACAAAAGCGAGTAAAACACTTGTAATAGTGCCAGTACGAAAACCTCCTTGCCAGATTTCTTTCAAAGCAAGACCTTTTACTCAAACAGATTTAGAATACTGGTCAAGCTATTTTATTACTCTTGAAACTTTAGAACATTTTAAAGTACAAGCAGTTTCTTTTTATAAGCTATACCCTGATACTCAAGAAACATTTCATGCTAGAGGAAGAATGTATGCTTACAAAATTCAAGGAAGATATCAGTTATATCAACCTAATCCTAAAAGATTTTTTATGGATTGGACTGATAGCTGTGTTCCAGGATTTGAGCAATTAAGAGGTAAAGAAGTTTGTATTATTACTAAGTCTTATAAAGATGTTATGCTTTTATGGCAACTTGGGTTTGATGTTGTAGCTTCTAAAGCTGAAAACAACTACCCAAATCCACTTTTTTTAGACTGGTTAAAGTGGAAGTACAAAGGAAAAGTTTTCACATTGTTTGACAATGATCTTAAAACTTCAGAACATTTATATCCTTTTGCTGCTACCCATATTCCTACAGATAGTGGAGAAAAAGATCCTACAGACTTTGCAAAAAAATATGGTGTTGAAACTCTTTTAAAACTTCTAAAACGAATGCAAGAAGATTTTTTATTGTTGGAAAGTCAGTTAATGAGTAAATTTCAGAGAGTAAGTATTTCCTTTTTAAACTCTGGTAAGTTAGAAACCATTTGGTTAGAACGACTTTGCATCGAATACAGTATGACTGTAGAGCCTCAAATAATTTTATTCACCCATTCTAAGAGATATGAACTTCCCTTAGATATTTTCTTAAAAACTGTAAATGTCATTACTTAATAGTTCCCAAAACGATATCAACACCGGATGGGTAAAACAAATTGATCGTGCATCTTTTGATATGATGTTAGGAGTTTTGCAGGGTTATCAATACCAATTTCCTATCCAAAGTACTGTCAGAGAGTTAACATCTAATTGCTTAGATGCAAATTCTGAGAAGTCCATGGCTTTGGATATTTTAGTAAAAGGTTGTCCAGTTAACAAGTACTACATAGAAACTACTGAAGACCCTTTGTTGATAGATAGTAAGTTTGATGCTGCTTATTATGATCCTGCCTGGTTATCTGAAGATAACAAAGTCTACATTGATTACCATAAAACTCCGTTAACTGAAAGAGATTATATTACTTTTAGAGATTATGGAGTAGGTATTGGACCTTCCAGAATTTTGAAGTACTTTAATCTTGGATTTTCTACTAAAAGACTCTCTAAGGTACCTATAGGTAAGTTTGGATTAGGAGGTAAGGCGGGATTATCTGTAGCAGATTTCTTTACAATAGAAACCTGGTACAATGGACTTCACATGAAGTTTAATGTTTACAATTCTAACTTTGAATCTTTAATTCCTTCTTACAACTTAGATACAGGACAACCTAACATTCTTATTAAATCTCACCCAACTGAGCCTTATAAAAGTATTTATGCTGCTCCTACCACTGAAAAGAATGGAACGCTTATTAAAATTGAAACTAAAAAGCACCATTGGACAGAGTATGAAAAAGCAGTAGAAAAACAGTTGATGTTTTTTACTGAGGTAGTGTATACTGTACATGAAAACTCCGCATCTATTGTAAAAAACTTTCATCCGAAAGTATTGTATGAAGATGAGTATTTAGTTATTACGGATAGTTCTTATTTTAATAAACCTTACTTGATCTTAAACAGAGTTAATTACGGAAGTATTAACTTTAACGAGTTAGAGTTAAAAGAGCTTTCAGCTAACATTGGATTAAAAGTACTTCCGGAAGATATTGATGTTTCTCCTTCCAGAGAAAGTATTCTTTGGAAAGATAATACTAAAACTAAGATACTTGAAAGACTTCAACAAGCTTCTTTATCTGCTTCTAAAGTACTTCAAGCAAATTTAAATCAGACTGATTTTATTCAATGGTATAAAGCATGTTTGTATACGTTGAGTTCTTGGTACTCTTATAGAGATACACAAGGAGAAGCTACGGTATTACATACATTAGCTAGTATTGTGGAAAGTAAAGATTTACAATTTACTTTTCCAGGAGACTCAGACATCAAATTTTATCATCAGTCTGAAAAAATGTTTTTAGATTTATCTGTTACATTAGTAAGTATTCAAAACGAAAGAGTAGCAGGTAAATTGAAAAAAAAATTAATTAGGACTTCTTATGATATTTCCAGAGTATTGGATCATCCTATTTATTTACGTTTAGGTCCTTCTAATTTAAAGAAAAACAGATATTTAGTAACTAAGCATGGAACTTATGCAGAATTAAAAGTGAAATCTTTGTCTGTAGAAGAAGATGTCGAAAAACCTATTTCGGAGGACTCTGATCCAGAAGAAACATGGATATCAGCTAAATTATTGGAACTTTCTCAAGAGTTTGCAAAATTTAAAGCTACTGCATCTAAAGCTACTAAACTGCTTTTAGAATCTTCTTTAGTTTTAGATTATGAAGGTGTAGAAGTAGAAAAATTTGATTGGTCTGAAGAAATAGATGAGCAAGAACAAGAAACTGTAGAAGAAATTAAAGCTGCAACACTTTCTGCTGCTGAAAGAAGAAAACAGGAAGGAAAACTTCTAATTAAAGTACTAAAAAGTAATCTTTCTAGATGGGAACCAGCTCCATATATTCCAATTACTACTGAGATTCCTTTTAAAGTTGTAAATGCTTGGGACGATGCTGAAATTTATTACAGTATTCCAGGAGAGTTAGATACTTTAATGACTGTAGCACTTCTTTGTAGAGACGAAGTATTAATTGAAAATATAGCTGCTAACACTAAATTTTTATCTCACATACTTCCTGAAGATAGACAACTTACACACGGAATTGAGTCTACTTACGAACTTTCTTTACTCCATTCTTTTGTACAGCCTAAAAAAGGTGTGCGACTTTTTCAAATTGCTAAGGATAAAGTCAAATACGTTAGAGACTTTAAACATGTCTCTAAATTTTTTGCTAAAATTTTAAACAAAACTCTTACTATGTCTGATGTACTTATTCAATGGAATACTGCACGACAGTTAAAAGAACTTCTTCATAAAGTAGATTTTTTATATAACTCTCAAGAAATCTTTCCAAAACAGTACCTTGTCTATAGTACTTTAGTAGAGTATGTTTCTAAACACTACAGAGATTTAAACATCACTTTAAGAGATAGTCAACCTTTTCAAAATGCTGAAAATCAGCTTATTCAGCATTTGAACAAAATTCAGCAGCTTCAGTTATTAGTACATAATCAAAAATCTTCTGAAGAAGTTTTAGATTACGTTAGATCAACTTGGGGTCAAGCTGATATTACTGATGGTAAAGCAGTTGACCTGGATATGTTACAGAATTTATATCAGCTTTTAGATTGGAGTGTATCCATCCAAGAAATGTTAAATGGTAATATTATTCTTACAGGAAGACGTTCTGCTTACTGTCCATACGATATGTGTGAAACTAGAGTTCCACATAAAATTTCTCACGGCTTATTCGAATCTGTTGTCGATTATTGTCGCAATAAAGGAGTAATTTAGCCTTTAAAATTTAAAAATTTATGTTTATTACAGTAAACAAGGTCAATGATCGAATTACCGGTCAAGTCAATGGACAACCTTACCATTGTACATATACAGCAGAGAAATTTGCTGCTATGAAAGAACTTGAACAAAGCTCTTATGACATTGCTTCTATGCAAGAAATGAAAGTTTTGATTGATTCTTTCATTCCTTATACTAAAGAAAGTTATAAGGAAATCATTGAGTCTAAAACTCCTCATTTGTTTGTTAATCCTGTTACAAACGAATTCTTTTTGAAATTAAAAGATGGTACCAAATCTTCTATTCCTTTACCTCTGGAGTTTGCTACTCGTATTATGAAGGCTGTGGATGAAGAATTGAGTGTAGAACCACTTTTAAAAGCTTGGGCAAGATTCTTGTGTCCTATTCCAGGAAGACCGGCATATACTTCTCTCAGAGGTCAATTGTTTGCAGAATATATTTCTGCTCCTTATGTTAACGAAAAAGAAGTAGAACGTTTAATGGAAGAAGAAAAGTTATCTGAGGACGTAGCTAGAGCTTTAGCTGTTACTACCCAGGTTGCTATTACAAAGGAAGGTTTCTTGAATTGCTACAAAGTAAGTAGAGAAATCACTGATCGTTATGCTTTAGATGATAAAGATAATGTTGTATCTAAGTCTATTTTGACTAAAAATGTTGATCCTGAAACCGGATTAGTATCCTATACTGACCCATTAGAATTTGCTGAAGAACGCATATTTCAGCCAGCTATTATGGGTAAAAATGGAGATGAATTTGTTTGCAGTTCTTTAGGAGGAAATGTCAAAGTTGGTCATATTATTAAAGTTGGACATGTACACTATCTAGAAAATTGGAATCAAGTGAGTTCACCTGGTCACAAAGGGCTTCATTGTGGAGGATTATCTTACATTGAAAATTACCAAGTAGAAGGAACTGTCACTCACAACATTTTAGTAAACCCGGCAGACATTCACTCTATTAACATGCACCAGGACGGAGCAATGACTGTAAAACAGTATTTTGTACATTCTACTTTTAATGGAGTAAACAGATCTTTGTACACTTCTTCTAGCTACGAAGAATTTACTGATAAACAATATCAGGAAGTTTTAGCTGCTGCCATTAGTGTACAAGAAAAAGCTTCTAAAGAAACTGAAGAAGCTAAAAATCTCATTTAATAAATGATTGGGGAAAGGTAAAACTTTCCTCAACATTTTATAGTTTTACACTATGAGTAATAGAAACAGATCAGTAGGACATTCGTGGGAACGAGATACTGTAAAACTACTAAGAGAGATTTTTCCTAATATTGCTACTTCCAGAGCTTGTAATAGGCTTAGAGATAGTCAAAAAGTAGACTTAGTAAATGCAGATGAATCAGTTCATGGCAGATTGCCCTACAACTTTCAATGTAAATGTTTGACAGGAAATGTGGATTTAGAGAAACTTCTTAAAGAGCTTCCTGTAATTCCACAAATTACTAATGTAATTCTTCATCGTAAAACTAAGAAAATAGTTACTAAATCAAAGAAAGCTATTTTTAAAGTTACTGGAGAGTATGTTTATATGGACTTCGAAGCTTTTGTAAATATTTTACGAACCTTAAAAACTCTTCAAGATGAAGTCAATTCTTATAGATGCTGATAGTTTAATTTATATCATTGCATACCATCACAAAGATTCTGAAGAATTTTATGTACATCAAGCTTGTGATTCTTTATTGGCTGATATCTTCAATCAAACGAAAGCTGAGCAGTATTTAGGAGTTTTTTCTGATCCTGGCCCTTCCTGGAGAGAAGAAGTTTACCGGTTTGCTCCTTACAAAGGAACCAGACCTGATAAACCTGAGTGGGTAACTAAATGGTCTTCTACTATTAAAGAATACTTTATTTCATTAGGAGGATTCTATGAGCTATCCCATGGCCTTGAAGCGGATGATGTACTTGGTATTCCTTTTGAAGATTTAGACCTTACTTTGTGTTCTCCAGATAAAGACATCAAACAAATTAAAGGAGTTCATTATGATTACAGAAAACGAGAATTTGTTACAGTGACTGAGTTTGAGGCAGCTTATAACAAATGTATGCTTTTACTTTGTGGAGATACTTCAGATAACATTAAAGGTATTCCTGGCATGGGAGAAGTTAAAGCTACTAAACTTTTAAGTGAGTGTACAGACATTGTTGATTTATATTCTAAAGTAAGTTATCAGTACTTTAAATCTTTTGGAGATTTCTACGGACCTCTTATCCAAGCAGAAACAGAAATAACTGTAAACATTGATTTTGCAGAACAACCTGAAAGAATTAAAGCTTTTTTACAAGGGATTAATGGTACCCTTTTCAAACCTACTCCTAAAATTCACCCGGAAGAGTTGCTAGAAATGTAGTAATTTTTGTCCAAATTTTAAACACATGGTAAATACCCTTCCTGAGTTAATAGAAATCATGAAGAAAGAACATTTATGTACTTTTTTTGTGCTTCCTCTTATAGGACTTTCAAGATTCAATTTTGGCGAAGGAAACTTTGCGAATTGTTACATTTCAGAAGACTTATCCAAAGTATTTGTGCAAGTTCACGATATTAAGGTAGTTCCCATGGAAATCAAAATTACTTGTACAACACTCCATGTTAAGGATGGATTGAGGGAAAAGTATGGAATTCCAGGAGCAGTCTTAGAATTTATTATTCCAGAATTATGGAATAAAGATTTACAACTTTTTCAAAAAGGTTTGTACAGCAAAATGAGTCCTTATGCTAAAGATCTTATTAAAAAGCTATCTGGATTAAAGGATGGAATCAGTAAGCTAGATAAAATAGTTACTGATTATAGATTACTTGCTTTAGATAAATCTCCTTATTTAAAGGAATATTTAGAAGAAGCTTTAGATATCCACTTGTCTCCAGATTCAGAATTAATGGAACCTCCGGCAAAAGAACAATTTTTAATTGTATAAACTAAAACCTCCCAGTTAACAGCTGGGAGGTCTTTTTTCTTTAAGGCTTGAAGAATAATTCAGTTTCTGCTTTTCTTCTTCGAACCAATCCTTGAAGAATTACTTTTTTCTTGTGGATTGTTCCTCGTATTACAGAATTTTCCCAATATTTTATAAGTGCTTCTTTTGACATTTTTCCATTCTGCCAGGCTTTAATGTTTGCAAAAATTTTATACCTGGGAGATCCTGTTCCACAGTTGTAAACAAAAGAAACTAAAGCTCCTTTTTGATTGTCATTTAATTTGTCTATACTTGGACCTAGAATGCCAGCTGCTGGAAGGTATCCTTTAAAATAAGCATCTTTTTCTAAAGCTTTTACAGCTTCTGTTTCTGTCTTAATAGAAGCTAAAGCATAAGCTCTTTTTTTGTTATGAGTACCTCGTAAATGTCCTTTAGTTATTGGATCTGTCATGGCTCTTCCATATCCTTCTGTCCAGATACCTACCGGATCTAATTTAGGCTGCAATCCTACTACAGAGAGATCACCATCGTGTAAACTTTCGAAACTTTTGATAAGATTCTCAGAGGCTTTATTTAGTTTGTACATAGTTATGCTTTAATGATGCTATTAATTGAGTTTACAATTGAAGCTTGAATGGTACCATCAGTATCTAAGGAAGAATCTAAAGGGTCTTCAACATTTTGCCAATCAATGCTTACTCCATTTAGAGATTGTACAATATAAAGAGGTACGTGTACTTCTTGGTTATTTTCTACTACCAAATGTAACATTGCATAAGTATACCCTCCTTGAGTAGCAGCAGTACAATGATGCCCAAAAAGTCTATGAAGTTTAAAAGATAACGGATTATATCCATCAGAATCTTTAGGCCACAAACCAAAAAAAACTTCATCGTTTACTTTGTATACTTGAATTCTGGTATTGACTTGCATGATTATTGGAATTCAGTGTTAATACTGACAGCAATAGATTTTTGTACTGCATCTTCAGCGTTGATATCTACTTCGTGTTCAATAGGAGTAGCTCCAGAACTGTTTATGATTTGATCAATAGTTATGAGAGGAATCTCTTTAATCTTATCTGCAGAAGTACATACAAGGGTATTGTTTCCTTCAGAGATTTTAGAATAATGAATTTTTTGTACTCTCAAGGTTTCAACTAAAAGAGGATTTCCTACTCCAGGCTCTGATGCATCTGGTTCATATATAATGAAAGGAGCTTTTACGGTAAGTACTGACATAGTATAAAATTAATAATAGTTATTTGAATTTCCAAATTCTTTCCATTTCCCTATAGGACATGTTTTAGAAGGGGCTGCTGTAGCTGCGCTTAAAGGACATTTACATTTAGAACATTTAAACAGATTAGCTGAAGAGTGAATTAACTTTAGTAGTACTTGACCTGCAGGAGTTATTTCTTGTTTATAAGGACAGGAATTACAAATTTTAAGTCTTTCCCTCATCATTTGTTTAGTTTGATGATCTGCTTTTACAAAATTAATCCATCCCTCCGCTATAGTAGTTAAAGAATCCACTAAGATTTTCTATTTCTGTTTTTAAAATATCTTGTTACTTTATTACAAATTGCTTTTGCAAGTAATCCTCCAAGACCACCGGCAAGTCCTAAAACTGCACTCATAATGATTTTACCCATTATAGCGGTAGGATCTATTGCTAACCAATAGCCTAAAGTTAAAATACTCCCAGAGGAGAAAGCTGCAATAGTTTCCATATTTTCTTTGAGGTAAGGAATGTGAATTTGTAAAAAATATTTTATCATGATGGAATAATTGTTTTAGTAGGATAAGATCCTAGTATATGACAAATAATTGTATCTGCAGCAGAAAGCGTAGGAAATCTAGCATCTGTTGAATGGTGTGAGAAATTTAAGTACACATTACCGTTAGGTAAAATTGTAACTCCTAGATTGTACATCAAACAGTAAGCTGCAAATTGAACTGTATGTCCGGTATTCCAGTATCTAGTGGCTGAGAATACTGCACTACATGGTAAGTTAACAGTATGAATAGGTTCAAAACCACTTGGAACAGTTCCAATAAACTTTTCTACTAAACTTTTTGTAGAACCACTAGTTCCAAGATCTACTGATATAGTACTATAAGCTACGTATAAAGCTACATCACAATGTACCATAGCTTTATTGTTATGATCTTTCCAACGCTGTAATTTGTTGATTGGATCTTCCATTTCATCTACATCTATGTCTGCATTACCTGTACAAATAAAAATGTTTGTTGTAGGAGTAAAAGTTTCAAACTCATAAACGTACTTATTGTTTGATGGTACCCAATTAGGATTTTCCCAAATCAAACATTTTCCATCTTCTGCTACAGTTTGAGTATCACAAGATGCATCAGCATTGGACAAATCTCCTACACTGTGCGTATGTGCTGGAATAACTGCTGGAGGTATAGGATTTACGGAAGCACTTGTAATTCTTCCATAAGCATCTATTGTTAAGACAGGATAAGACGCAAGGTTGCCGTAAACTCCGGCACTTACGCCAGTAGCTACTAAATCAAAGGTAGGATTTCCAGCTATTCCTGCAGGATTTGTAACAGCTATTCTACCGGATGTACCGGCTAAAGATCTTAATACCCAGGTATTACTAGCACTTCTAACAGCTATTCCTGTACCAGACAATGCTTCTATAGCTGTAAGATCTGGTCCCAAAGAAAGAGCTGAAACACTCTGCATAGTAACTGCTGTAATATGTCCTGTAGCATTTACAGTTATAATAGGATATTCTGAAGAATTTCCATAAGTTCCTGCTGAAACTCCTGAATTATTGTGACTTATTTGCCCATTTAAAGAATTAAATGAAACAGGAGCTATCCCACTTAATGCATTATAAACTAATGTATTACTATAAAATACGTTGTCTCCTAAATCTATGTCATTGATTGTAAGTACTACTTTTCCAGTTTTTCCATTAACTGATACTACACAACAACCGTTTGTATTTTTACTTTGTTCTGGAACTAAGCCATAAACATTACACTGACAACTATCTGTCGATGTTTGAGATAAATCGAAAGGATTGCTTACAGTTCCTCCACAAGTAGTACAGTTAGCCATTACAACAACATTTTTTAGAGATTTGTTCAGATAGTACCAAAATGGCATTAAGCTGAACTTCAGTTAAGAAATTACTTTCAGTAAAGGAGAAATTTTCCAAAGCATACCAGTACAGCAATAAACAGTGCACTCCTAAAGCGTTGCTCGGTAAACAAGGATTGGGAATTGTTTTGTACAAGTCATTGTAGGCCATGGCTAAAGTTCCTTCCATAATACCAGCTCTTATACCAGAAATAGTTTTACAAACTTCATCTTTAGTAATGGAGGGGCTTAAAGTAGTGATATCGTACAAGTTAACTGCCACAGGTAGTACAATTTACAGATGAGCTTTTAGATGCCAATAAAACAGCTGCATTATGAGCTTTAGAATAATTTGCACAGGAGAAAGCTATTTGAGAAGCATGCTTTAACATTAATCTGGATAAAAGTTGAAGAGATTTTTCATTACTACATCCATCTCCGTTAGCCAGGGCACTGATAGCCATATCTCCTATATCTGATATTAAAGAACCTTCTCCTTCATTTGTTATAAGTATATACTTGGATACTTTATACAAAATCCATAAATCATCGTCTGCGGAGGCTCCAGTAAGAGTTTTATTCAGCGTAATAGTTGTATTAGTTACACTAGCTATTGTAGCTACGTCTTCTAAAGAAAAATCTTCGTCGGCTGATTTTATTAAGCCATACACTCCTTCGAATATTCCATAAGGGTCTGCCCATTG